CTTCTTAATCACGTTGGCAGCTTGAGCCACCACAGTGGTATAGAGGTCAGAATCAATCTGGGCAGACAGACGCAGACCGGCGGCCTTGCCCACATCCTTCATGGTCGCCGGATCGCGCATTTCGCGGGCATCCAGGGCGTAAAGAATGTTGTTAGGCTGGCGATAAGTGGCGGGCACTTGGCGCTGAATAACATCGGTCGGGGTAGCCGCCGAAATATCCAAACCGCTAGTAACAGCCATATGGAAATCCTGCGGGCGATACACGGTATCACCGGCACGCTGCATAGACTGCTGATCAGGTCGGAAAACAGATGCTTCTTGAGACAGAACACAAGCTGCATCAAAGCCGACAATGTATTCTTCAAACAGTACTTCTAGGTCACGGGTAAGTGCGTTAGGCATTTCAAGCTCCGAAAATGGAATGAGTTAAAGTGGGTTTTACCCCTCGATTACTCATCCACTTTCGGGCTGGATGGCGACCCGGATTCTTTTGCAGCGGGTTAGGCCCGCGAAGCCTTAAGGTAACTATATCACTTTTTGGAGTTTTGCAAGCGCTTAAGCTGCATTACTTTGTCATAGTCGCCAGTTTCTCGTGCTTTCTCGATCAATCGATCCAGATCGTTATTCACAGCAGATGCACCACCGACACCAGACTTAATACGCTTTTCAGGCGGGGGGGCGGTTTTCTTGGGTTGCACGTTAACCTTTCCTCGGAGTTCTCCGATTTCAGCGACAAACAAAACAGGATCTTGAATGGATGCCAGTTTCTTGGCCTGGGCGACATTCTTGCCCACGGCATAGATAAACTGCGCAGCCTTCACAGAGTCGGGAATAGACCGCAGGATAAGGGCTTGCTGAGTATCAGAGAACACGGTTTTAACGTTCTCTTCTGCATCATCAAAATCAGCGACCTTGATAGCCTTCTTTGCAGTCTCGTAGTTTTGAACAGTAGCCTGCCATTGCTCTTGAGTCTTGCGGGCTTCGGCTTCTTGGGATTCCTTCTGTGCGTCAACTTCACGCTTCTTGGAATACCAACGATCCAACGCCGAATCTAGCTTGTCCTCGTCGTAATCAATATCAGGGTCTGACAGCTTTGGTTTTGGGCCGAGAACGGGAACAACAGGCGCCGCAGCCTGGGCGCGGATCGCCTCTAGCTCCTTCTTCGCTTGGCGTGCTTCCTGCACTGCTTGACGATACTCTTTGCGCAGGTTGCGGACCCACTCTGCGCCCTTCTCTTCCTCGGGTTCCGGCTCAGGTTCGCCGAGAGAGATTTGCACCTCTTCGGATTCCTCCTGATTCTCTTCCTCGGGATTCTCTTCAGCCTCGCCAGTCTCTTCCTGGCTTTCTTCTAGCTCCTCGTGGTTTTCTTCAGTTTCAACCACTTCGCTAGAAGTTTCTTCATTCTCGATCACTTGATCGGCTTTGCTAACCATTTCAATCCTCGTTACTCGGTCAAAAATGCCTGACCGGATGGCGGGATAAGTATAAGCGAACTAAAGACAAGAGAAAACCCGCACTAGGCGGGCTTTCTATGCTTTCGCGGAGGGGATGGGAAATCAGGCCAGCGGCCCACCAGCGGCGGCGGCAGTCGCCACAGCTGCATGGCCGGCGTCGTTCGGGTGCAAACCGTCGCCGCTGTCACCCCACGAAACCATGTTTTTTGGGTTCGCTGGATCTTCAAGTACGGCAGCGGCGTCCACGATGCGGGCCACGTTGGATAGCGTGCGCAACGTGGCGTTCAAGGCGCGTCGGCGATCGCTCTCGGCCTGTGTGAGGCCGTTCCACGGCATGCAGGTCACGATGACCGGCTTGACGCCGTTCTGCCGGCAGTATTCGATCAGGTCCAGCGCACGGGCCAGGCCCGCATCAAATATCGCCTGCGTGTGGCTGCCAGCCGCAGCATCGTTCGGGCTCCAAGCGGCAAACACCAGATAGGTCGGCTTCAACGTCGTGATGAGGCTGCGGGCGATGGAAATAGATGCTGCGTGCGTCTGTCCGGTCCACGCCCACACGCACGGCGATACCTCCACCGTGGAGGTGCAGAGCAGGCCAGCCATGCGCTCCACCCAGCCGGTGGCGCCGCCCGTGGTCAAGTGGCCTTTCTGAAGCGAGTCACCAGCCGAGGCGAGTGTGATGGACTTAACGCCAGGGTAGTAGAAGATGACGCCTGCTGGCACGATCCACGATCCGGCCTCCAGTGGCTGCTGGCTGGCCGTGAATGTGGCAGTTGCATCGCCCGCCGGTGTGCGCGCCGCGAACTGCATGCCGCTGGCCGCGCTGCTGGCGTTAAATGCGGCAATGTCGGAGCCTCCAAGGCTGATACCGGATGCGGCTGCGGCGAAGTATGAGCGGCACTGGAGCAGCGCGTTTTTGGTTGTATCGTCGGTGCGCGCCACGCTGGCGACGGGAATCACGTCAGAAACTAGGATTCCGGGCACGATGTCGTTGCCTGTCCCGCTGGCCTGCGGGACAACACCAGCAGACGGAAGCACGATAGTCGTCCAAGTCGTTGCCGATCCGTCGTTCTGGTGCGTTGGCGTGGGTGAAACGCGGCAGGTTGTCACCGTGATGGTTCCGGATGTGGACCAGTTGCCATAGACCAACTTCACAGCTGAGAACGATGCACGCCGCGCCGGATGCTGGGTCACGATGGTCGTGTTCAAACTGATGGCCGTACCCGCGCCGCTAAATATCTTGCTGATCGCGGCGGCGGAATTCCCAGCCCCTGACACCGGGGAGCCGCCTGCGCTGGAGCTTCCATTTGCAGGGTCATAGACAACTTCAGTCCCGCCGATGCCCTTCCACTCGTCGTTACTGCCAGCCTCGACGATGTAATCAATCGCGGTTTGTGCAGTAATCTCGACCGTGGTCACTCGCGGGAATTCGCCGATAAGCTCACGCCCGCCGTTCAGCGTATGTTGACCGCCCGGTTCCACAACCAGACCCAAGCCGCTATTGACCGAGACAACTTGCCCCGGCTGTAGAGTAATTCGCGCTGTTGCGCCAGGATTAAGAATAGGCATTACATACCCTCATTGAATTGCGGTTGCTGGTTTTGCAGAACCCTTTGGAGGTTCTCGACCGTGGAAATAGTTGCGCCACCAGTTTCAGCGCGGACTTTATCAGTTTGAGCGACCTTCAGGTCGGCGGCTGCGATGGTATCGACAGTATCAGCGCGAGCCTTCTGTGCCTTGGCTTGTTCGTTCTCAGCCGCTGCCAAGAAATATTGCTCTTGAGGGCCAATCTGCTGATTAGCTGCCTCTGCTTGCATCTGCTGGATTTCGTTCTCGGTCGGCTTGACAACACCCATTCGGACCAGTCGGCGGCGTACCCATTGGCGAATATCTGCCAAGCCTTCACCCTCAATATTCATTAGGGCAGTAGAAGCTAGGACAGAGTTCATTTCGGCATCATTTGCCGTGAATTGCATCAGGCCAGTGACAGCGCGGACAGTAGCCGCACGTGCGCTAGTGCTGGTCGGGCCGACTTCTACGTCTACATCGTAGTTAATCCGGCTCATGTCGTTCTTCACAACTTCTTGCCCGGTTTCCTCGTCGTAGGCAGGTTCATTGATAACCGTCTGACCCATCTCACCATCAGCGCCGATGATCTTCATCTTGCGCGACTGCTCTACAGCCAGATCCTTCATCATGGACTGCCAAATCTCGCCAGAGCGCTTCATAGCCTTGGCGAAGTTTGACATATAGATATAGGACTGCATGTCTAGGCGGCCTTGGATCAGCTCCACGGCCTTACCAGACATGTTCGGTTCCATCACCTCGCCTTGCTGCTGGTTGCCCAGAATCTCGGTCAATGCGTCTTGAGCGAGTTGCATCAGAGCCACCATTGCCGGAGGCACGTTGGGAGCTTTGGTGTATGCAGTCGGGCCAACAGCGGTGGGCGTGCCGTTGGCATCGGTCATAGGATTGACCAGCAAGAACGGGAAGTTCTTAACGTTGGCTTCTGCCCACATGTGAGCATGGCCCGCAATCTGCTCAGGGGTGAAAATTGGAATCTCGCCCTTGAACGATGCAGCGAGTTCTGCAAGCCAGCTCATGAGCATGTTTTGAAGACGCTGCGCATCCTTTGCAAGCCGCACATGGCCCATGACTCGCTCAACGCCATCGATAACAGAGCGCTTGGCATAGAAGGGCACGATAGGAATGCATCGGCCAGGAATGTAGCCGCAGTCCTCCAGCACTCGACCACCGCTCAGG